TGCCTGTGATCAACGGGGCCTTGGGCGAATTAAGCACAGTGGACCTAAGTTTCACAGGGGGCGCGCTAAGCGTCAGCTGATAACGGCCATCACTTGGCCCGACACAAGGAGACAAAGTGAAAATCAAACTGAAAGTTACCCCGACACCAAACGGTCAGGTTCACGAAGTATCAACAAATTTGTTGTGCATCGCGGAATGGGAAAAGCAAGAAAACCGCAAAGTGTCTGACGGCCGAGGAATCGGCATTACAGACATGGTTTTTTGGGCGCACTTTATGTTGAAGTTAAGCGGACAAAAGATCGAGCCAACTGCCAAACAATGGCTGGACAATCACCCAGACATGGAAATTGAAGCGGTGGATCAAACAAACCCAAACCATACGGGCGGGGAACTTACCGAAAACAACTAGCAGAATTGCTGGTTTCAGTAGGGTGGTGGCCGCCGCACATAGAATTTGACACACGCGACCTGCTGACCGTCATTAGTGTTTTGAATGACCAGTCAAAGGATAAAAGGCGATGAGCGTAACAACTTCAGTGAAGGTTTTCGGCGTTAAATCAGCGCTAAAAGAACTGAACAAAATTAACCCGAAACTGCGTCGTGAATACACAAAGCGCTATCGAGACATTGTCAAACCTGTTTTGCAACAAGCAAAAATTGATTTCCCTAAATCACCGCCTCTTTCTGGAATGGGCAGACCTCACACACGTTTGGGTGGATGGGATGGCGGTTTAGTCGCAAAAGGCGTTGTCGCCAAGATTGACACCCGAAAAGCAAGACCAGGAACTGAAACAGTTGGCGCGTTTTTCATAATTCAAAAAACAGGTTGGGGTTCAATTTACGACATTGCAGGTAGGAACAACCCCGGCTTGCCGTTTGTCCAAAACCTAAAAAGCAACGGCCACGGCAACGCATCGCGCGTTATGTGGCCAGCGTATTTGCAGAATGCCAACCAAATTCAACTTGCTGTGCTTGACTTGGTCGGCGATGTAATGGTTGACGTAAACAGAAATTTGGTTATCGATGGCAATTAAAATTCCAATCATTTCGGAATTCAACCCGAAAGGCATCAATGCCGCCAAAGCCGAATTTGCAACCTTGCAAGGTACAGGCTCAAAAGCAATGTTTCTATTGCAAAAGGCAGCGCTACCAGCCGCTGCAGCCATCGGATCAATTGCCGCAGTCATCAAACCAGCCATTGACGCTGCATCAGATTTCCAAGAATCAACAAGCAAAGTAAACGTCGTTTTCGGCAAAGCATCCAAAAGCATTAAAGATTTTGCAGCGACCGCAGCAACCAGCCTTGGCCAATCAAAACAATCGGTGCTTGATGCGGCAGGCGTATTTGGAACATTTGGAAAAGCAGCTGGACTGGCTGGCGATGACCTAGCGACGTTCACAACCGATTTTGTGACCCTGTCAACCGACCTGGCATCGTTTAACAACACAACCCCCGAGGAAGCCATTACGGCCATTGGGGCTGCGTTGCGCGGTGAATCAGAACCGTTGCGTCGTTATGGCGTGTTGCTTAACGATGCGGTGTTGCGTCAAGAAGCATTAACCCTTGGCATTTACGACGGCAAAGGCGCACTGACAGCCCAACAAAAAGTGTTGGCTGCACAAGCGGCAATCTACAAACAAACAGGTGACGCACAGGGCGATTTCCTGCGAACCAGCGACGGACTAGCCAACAGTCAACGAACCCTTGGTGCTGTATTAAAGAACGTTCAAATCGAACTTGGTACAAAACTATTGCCAGCAATTCAAGAATTCAGCAATTCGCTAGTTGACATTTCGCTGTGGGTTCAACGCAACCCAGAAACGTTTACAAAAATTGGCAAAGGCTTTGAATACATTTTCAAATTAGTTGACCCGGCAACAAAAGCAATTCGCGGTTTTCTTGGTGTTCTCAAATCTGTTGCTGGCCTTGTTAATGGTGCAGAAAAAGCAACTGGCGCATGGAATCAGGAATTAGGCAGATCGTCAACACAACAAATGCGTTTGGCTGATGAGGCTGGAATCTTTAACCGCAAACTGAATGAACAGGAACAAGCAGTTGGCGGCGCAAAGAAGGAAGTCGAATCGTTTGCTGCCGCATTCAAAGACAAACTAGGCGAAGCGTTAAGCGATGCCAACGACGCTTTGACCGATGCCAAATCTGCGTTTACCGACTTCGCCACGTCAGTTTCCGACAGCATCAAACAAGCGTTTAGTTTTGCTGACGCACAAGAAGCAGGAAAAGAAACAGGCGCAGGATTCCTAGATGGCCTAAGAAGCCAGGTCAAAGGGATTATGGACTATGCCGCCAAAATCCAAACATTGTTAGACAAGGAACTTTCGCAGGATGCGTTGGCACAAGTTTTGGCATCAGGCGCGGAAGCAGGCGCTGCCATTGCGGATCAGTTAATCGCTGGCGGTCAGGCTGCCATTGATGAAACAAACGCGCTTGTAGATTCAGCGAACGCGGCTGCCGACAAGGTTGGTTTGAACGCTGCGACCAAGTGGTATCAGGCAGGCATTGACAGCGCGACAGGCATTGTCAACGGCATACAGGCAGAACTGGACAAACTGACACCAAAACTGATGGCCAAAATGGATGCGATTGCTGCCAAATTGAAGCGCACCGTCAACATTGATGTTGTGATTACCGAGCGCGTCAACAGGATTGTGGCAAACCTTGGCAGTATTCCTGCCATGGCTGAAGGCGGAATTGTGAACAAACCAACGCTGGCATTAATCGGCGAAGCAGGCCCTGAAGCCGTCGTGCCATTATCCAAAATGAATGCTGGCGGCGGTGGCGACGTGAACATCAACGTCACTGGCGGTCTGGCAACTAGCGCCGAAATCGGTCAATCGGTCGTGAACGCTTTGCGCGCATATTCGAGGAGTGCAGGGCCGCTTGCCCTGAACATTGCCTGATGGCTGGCTTTCCAGTTGTCAACGCTGGCAACTACGACCTACAAATTGACGCAGGGTTTACCCTTGACGCATTCATTTTGGATGACGCATTGCGCGGCATTCTTGACAGCCCAGATTATGTGCTTGACGGTACAACCCAATTTGCATCGGTAATCGAATCAACACAGTCGGTCAGCGTAAAGCGTGGCCGTCGCGACATTGGCGACACATTCAGCGCAGGAACGATGGCGTTTGAAATTCTTGACGTGTCGGGCATATTTAACCCGTTTGATGAACAAAGCCCGTTTTATGACAGCAACCAAAACGTGCCGGGGCTTGCCCCAATGCGCGAAGTCAAACTGATTCGATACGACAACGCCGACAACCCAGAACTGATCTTTCGTGGATTCGTTATCAATTATGACTACAACTTTGCGTTGGGCGGTTTGGACACGGTCACTGTGTATTGCGCGGATCAGTTCTATTTGCTTTCGCAAACTTACTTAGACGAATTGAACGTGACAGCAGAACTTTCAGGCGCTCGACTTGAAACCGTTTTAGATTTACCTGAAGTAGATTTTCCTACTGGGGCAAGCCGAAACATTGCAACAGGAACAGTCAACCTTGGCCATGCCGCTGCATACACCGTGCCGGCAGGAACAAACGTGTTGACCTATGTTTCGCAGGTAAACGACACAGCAGAGTTTGGGCGTGTGTTCATGTCTCGTGAAGGCGTGTTCACATTTCAAAACCGCATCGGAAACACACTTTCGGCATCGGTTGCCGACTTCCATGATGACGGAACAAATATTCCTTACAACGGGTTAGGTATTTCGTTTGAAGCCGACGCTGTCATTAACCGATCTGTCGTAACTGGGTTAAACGGAAACACAGCAACAGCCGAGGACACAGGATCAATCGCGACTTATTTCATCCAAACGTCAAGCATTACAAACAGCCTGCTACACGAACAGGCAAGCATTGACACCGCCGCCAGTTATTTGTTAAACCCTGATCCTGAAGCCAGATTTACTTCCGTTGAAACCGCGTTCATGGCGCTAACTACAGCCCAGCGCGACACAGTGGCAATCATTGACATTGGCGACACAATCACCATTGAAAAGACTTTCGCTAGCGGAACTGGCACAACCCAACTTGCCCAGGAACTGTCCGTGGAAGGGATCGAGCATTACCTAGATTTAAGTTCAGGCCACAGGGTTTTGATCAGTACTGCACCTACCACAATCGTTTTTGAACTAATTTTGGATGACGCGCTGTATGGCACACTTGACGCAGAGAATGTCTTAGGATAAGGAGCAATTATGGGAGCAAACGCACAAATTGAAGTTCCAGCCTTTACCGCTGGACAGGTTCTTACTGCTGCGGAGATGACGCAGATCAACACAGGTATTCCAGTTTTTGCAACGACCGTGACCCGGGATGCTGCGTTTGGTGGTGCAGGTGAAAAGGCCTTGGCACAAGGTCAAATGGCGTTTATTGAGGCAACAAACTCGACGCAGTATTACAACGGTTCAGCATGGTTAAACATTGGCCCGTCTGGTCTCGTTTTGTTGAAAGCCGAAACAGCCTTTACAACAGCAACCAGCGTCACGGCTGACTCAATCTTTACAAGCGCCTATACAAACTATTTTATGACCGTTCGCTACCAAACAACATCATCAGCAGGTGGCATCAGATTTAAGGTGCGCGCTGGCGGTACTAGCGTCTCAACGGGTTACAACCAGATCGTGAACAATGGTTATGTCTCGAGCAATACGATTACTACAACATCAAGCACAACATCCTTACAAATTGCCGACAACACAAACAGCGGTGGATTCGCTTATACAACGGTAAACATCAGCGGAATTGCGCTAGCTGAAGCAACTGTAGTAACTGCTTTAAACTCATCAAACTTTGGTGCGTTTACATCTCCGCAATCAAACTTTATTGCCAGCAACCACAGCACCGCAACCGCATACGACGGAATGGAATTACTTGTCGGGGCTGGCACCATGACTGGCTCATACACCATTTACGGATACCAAAAGGCGCTATAAAATGATTATCAACGACAACGGCACAGACCGCGAAATGACACCAGACGAAATACTTCAATACGAGACCTGGCAAAAAGTCGCACAAAAAGAAGAAAAAACAAAAGAAAAAGCCGACGCAGATCGTCAAGCACTAAAAGTTGCAACACTCGCAAAACTTGGACTTACTGCCGACGAAGTAGCCGCGCTCCTGTCGTAATGCGATGGCGTTACCTCATCGGCTACGTCGCACTTATTGCGGTCGTATTGTGGGGTTGCGCGGGATGTGGTTATGACGGCTCATATCGCTACCCATGCCAAGACCCAGCCAACTGGCAGAAGCCTGAATGCGAACCACCGATCTGCAACCCATCTGGCACGTGCACAAGGGATTTAATTTATGAGACCACGCCTTAAGCCCGAGGAATTACACGCTCGATTGATCGTGATCGTCGGAATCATCCTTGCCGGCGTGTTTGCAATAACCGTGCTTGGATTTGTTTACGCACTCATGTTTGTCACACAGCCGATCGGGCATCAATCGCCCAATGACTCTGCATTCATAGACTTGCTTTCAACGCTCACCGTATTTATGACTGGAACGTTGTCAGGTCTCGTTGCTTCAAATGGTCTAAAATCTAAACCCAAGGAGAAAACACATGAAACAGAGTGACAAAGCAATGTTGGCCAGTTACGGCCGATCAGTGGTCGCAGCCGTGATCGCTGTTTATTCCACAGGCAACACAGACCCAGCCGACCTAGGCAAAGCAGCGCTGGCCGCGCTTGTGCCAGTTTTTGCGCGTTATGTGAACCCAAAGGATTTGGCTTTCGGTCGTGGCCGTACCGCATAAACACAAAATCATTTGCCCTGCCACGTTGCAACATGTAACGCCAGGGGAACTACCACTGAATTTGCTTGTAGATGTTAAGCCTTACGGCAAATTGCATTTGTTAGCCGCGCAAGCATGGATGGCTTGGCGTGATCGAGCGTTTGCCGATGGCATCAAAACGTTTAAGCCATGTAGCGCATCTGATACTTACCGTTCGTTAGCAACACAAACAATCGCATGGAATGATCGCATGCAATTAGTTCCAATTGAAGGTGTGAAACCCCGGGTGTATCAGGGCAAAAACTGGTATCTAAAAAAAGGCAAAGCACCTATTGCGCAACCTGGCAAGTCGAATCACAATCTGGGTTTGTCTGTTGATGTGAGCGAAGCATCAGGCGAGCGTTTGGCATTTATGGCAGAGACCGCCGCGCTGTACGGCTTCACTTGGGAACTGGATTCCGAGCCTTGGCACGTCAACTACTACACAGGCGACCGTGTTCCAGCCCTTGTGCTGCAATGGAAAGAAGCGAAATCCTTGCAATGACCTGATGGTTTGCCTACGGTGGATGCACCGACGAAAGGACACAAACCATGGATCACAAGACCTACCACTACGAAGTTTTTTTAACTTCACTTGATGACGGGCAACAGTGCATGGTTCAGATTTTCCGTGACCCCGAAAACGGCCGCGTGTTGCATTCGCAACTTGCATTCAAGAACGTTCAAGGTAGTTGGGGCGTTCCGTACCAATTGGAGAAAATGTGACATTTACAGCCCCCAAAATAATCGCAAGCCTGATTACAGCACTATGGGGGTTTACCCTCGCCCTAGGGCCTGTAAACAGCGAATCAGGGCAACCTAGCCGAACCATTGAACTAGCCCCCTACCTGATTGAGCCGACCACGACGACTTCCAGCACCCTGTTTATTGATCCGTACGCAACCGCGGCGGAACAGTTTGCAGCGCTGGCCGTGAACCTTGGCTGGCCTGTTGCCGAATACGCAACCCTGGCAAAAGTGATCCAACGTGAAAGCAACGGAATTGCAATTGCGGTAAATCCGAATGATCCAATGACAGGCAGTTACGGCCTTATGCAGATCAACGGTTTTTGGTGCAAAGGCGAAAACAGTTTTCTACAAAAAGCAGGCCTGATTACATCATGCGAAATGTTGTTAGACCCACAAATTAACTTGCGCGCTGGATTGATAATTTTTACACGATCGGGCTGGTCGCCCTGGAGAACAGCAAAATGAGCGAAGGCGTTGCATGGAATCAAGGTGAAGTCAGCGAGGAAACACGCAAACTGATTTTGGAAGCAGGCGGCATGAAATACCAGCAAACCGTGTTTAACATGCTGGATGAGATTGCGCGCCCTACACATTCACCACGCAAGTTCCGTGACGATCACCTGATTCGAGGCTTGCGCAACATGTTGATTGACTTTCAACTTAGTGGTCAAGATGATTATGCAGAATGTGTTACTTTGGCAATTGAAGGCCTAGGCGGCCAGATTAAACCCGACTAATGAAAGAGAATCCCGACATGAGCGAACAACTAGAAATGTTCACATCCACTATTGGGCTAGGCGGCCACAAAACAAAAGTGGCACTAGACCATCCAAGCGTTGCAGTGCGTCACGATGCTGGCGACACGTCACGCGAAGCAGCTGAAAGCGCAAAGCCACACGCTGGCAAACAACGCGAACTGATTCATTTTTGGATTAAATGGGCTGGCAAGTCTGAAGCAAAAGGAATGACAGCAGACGAGATTTCAACGCTGTTGCTATTGCCGGCACAATCTGTTTCTGCGCGCATCAATGGACTACACAAAGACGGCTACATCAAAGACAGCGGCGCACGTCGCAAAACCCGTTACGGTCGCAACGCCATTGTTTGGGTGGCCTGCTAATGGCATTTGATCTTTCTAATTACGAAACCGTTGAATCTCGTTTAGCGCGGTTCTGGGAAGCACACCCAAACGGTCGGGTGCGAACCCAAATGTTGAACTACACAGGCGACGCTTGCGTTTTCTATGCCGAACTTTATGCAGACAAAGACGACAAAGACCCAGTTGCCACAGGTTGGGCAGAGGAAATAAAAACAGATCGCGGCGTGAACGCAACATCGTTTGTCGAGAATTGCGAAACATCAGCCATTGGGCGCGCTTGCGCTAACTTTGTGTTTGCCACGCAGGGCAAAAGGCCATCCCGTGAGGAGATGTCCAAGGTGGCCCGATCGGATAGTCAGGTCACGCTTTCACCGATCGGGTCAACCAAACCTGTTCACGTTCCCCAGGGCGCGTTTGCTACACCTAAGCAGATTGGCTACATCAAGAAACTGGCTAGGGATGCAGCGCTAGACGATTTGCGCCTGCTGGAATTGATCCAACGCACCTTGAACAGCGACGAAGCGGTGCTGGAACTGTTGAAGTCACATGAAGCCAGCGCGGTGATTGAAGCCCTGAAATGATGATGTTTGCGCTGTTGAACATTGCTGGCGTACTGCTGGGCGTGATGCTGACATTATTCGTAACAATGTTTGATGACCCTCGAAGAGTCGCTGGCCGCAAAAGAGGCAAGAAATGACATTTGATGAAAAACAAACTGGGGCAACACCTATTGAAATAGTTGACTATTTGCGCGGCGTAATTGACACATTGCGCGCCGAAAAAGCATTGCTTGAAAAGCGATACAAGGATTTAGAAGCAAGCCGCGAAACGTGGCAAAAACTGGCGCAAGCGTGGGAATGGTTAGCAGACAACAAAAGAATTGTTCCCGCTGATGAAGCCTGATTTAAAGATCAGCGAAACCGATTTTAAAGACATGGTGATTAGTATTGCCAAACGTTATGGCTGGCTAGTGCATCACGATTTGCCATCCATGAACAGGCGCGGCGCTTGGGCAACACACGTTCAAGGTGACACAGGCTTTCCTGATTTGTTCATGGTTCACCCATTCCAAGGCGGTCGGCCGTTAGTCATTGAACTAAAGGCAGAGAAGGGGAAACTAACCCCGGGTCAAAAGATTTGGTTGAACGCTTGTGAACTAGCTGGATGCCATGCAGCGGTATGGAAGCCATCCGATATGGAGTACATTCTTTACACTTTGAGCAATCCCAGAGCATAAACAATCGGCTAGTCGCATGACCTACACCGTCGCAAGGTGATCGGGTAACACACGGAAAGCGTGGGTAGATGGTCGCGCCTCGAATTATGCAAGACGAAATGGTTTGGGCAATGCGATCAGGCGAGGTGTAAACAGTCATCATTGAAAGCAAAGGGATCTGGGTTGGGCAAGCCAGAGGGTGGAGCATTCACACATCTCTTGACCTACAGATGACATACAGTTAACAAACAAAGAAAGCAAACAACATGAACCCGACAACACACACCACCCACACCTACCACGGACAAGGCGCGCAAGCGCCGCGTCAGCACAAGCGCAGCGCGTGAGATGCCACGTCAACACACAACAAACAACAAAGCCTACGCATCGGCTCGACGCAGACTGCTAGAGACCAACCCCCAATGCCATTGGTGCGGCAACCCTGCAACCGAGGCCGATCACCTCGTTTCGGTGTTGGAAGGGGGCGATGATTCGCCAGAAAATTTGGTCAGTAGTTGTAAACCATGCAATGCGAAGCGCGGCGCAATACTAAAAAACAAAACAACCGCACAACGCAAACAAAAACGCAATTCCGTTCTCAATTCAAAAAATAATTCTGATTCCGTTTTTTTATTGGGAAAAGATAGCC